ATTAGTTCCTTGAATTAATTTGAACCTTTCAAAAACTTAGGTGGTAAAACTCTATTTTTTAGAGTTTGGGTTTTTGAAAGGTTTTTTTTTTATTTTAAGGGGTTTTTATGAAAAAATATAAAAAATTATCAGATGAAAAATTAAAACCGCCTTTCGATGCGGATTTTAATAGACAATATAAATATTATTGTGAAAAAGAACGTTCAACAAAATTAAAACAATCAAATGAATTTTGGTTGAATAAATTGTATGGTTCAGAAATTAAGTATGATTTATCACTTGGTCAGGTTTTTTATATACTTGATTTGCTCAAGAAGGCTCTTAATGATTGTGTGTTGTCTGTTGATAACCCATGTATGGAATATATTAAAGACGGCATTGATTCTGAAAAAGCGGGCATTAATCGGTTAATTGGTAAATTAAGAGAAGGTTTGGATAATAATTTGTGTGGGGATAAAGTTGAAGAATTTTGGAAGAGAAATATAAATGTTCCTGATGTAAATATTCCTGATGAACTTTATTATTAAGGGTGGTGATTAATGTCAGTTTTTAAGTATTATGATAAAGATTTTTTAGTTCAAAATAACTTAAACGATGCAGGCACTTTAATTTTGATTGATACAATTTTCAATTGGATTTTTGCCAAAAAGCATCCTCAATATAAAGTTATTAAGGGTGAAATATATTTTTATATTTCACAACAATACATCACTAAGTTGTTAGATTCGGTAATAAATTATGTGACGGTCAATCGTAAATTTGCTTTATTGAAAAGTTGCGGAATAATTAAGAATCAGGTTGAGACAACTGATAGAAAAGTATTTTATTGTTTTAATTGGGATATTGTTGAAAAGTGTTTAGCAGATGAAAATGAATTGGGTGATTTTAAGAATGATTGGTTAGATGTTATATCCGATTACAAGAATTGTAAGATAAATTCCTATAATTATGTGGGTAGTGAGGAAGATAAAATGTTATTTGACCCAATTGAAATTGAGGAAAGAAAAGGTTATTCAGAAGAATCAGAGCGTCTAGTTACGAAAATCATAAAGAAAAATAGAGATTTATTTGCGAATCAGTTACCTGAAGATAGGAAAGATGGCAAGAAAACAAAAACCTATATTTTTATGTGTAAAACAGTGCAGGATATTTTTAATGGCAATTTTATAAACTCAAGAATTTATCCATTATCAGAAAAGTTTTTAAATAATAAGCAATTTGATGTTTCGGGATATAGGGAAACGATAAAAGAAGTAAAAGGTGATTGGAATAAGGTTCAAAAATTGATGTTTACTGCGGTGCAGAATTTCAGGTTGATGTTTGATGAATCAAGAATGCCTTTTGATAAAAAATATTTGCAGAATAATTTTAGTTTATGGTTGTATGATAAGTTTTCAAATAGGGGTGAGCCTCAAAGTCAGTTTATATTGTGCTTGAAAGAACCTAATAAAGTTAGTGAGCAGTTGAGTGAAAATAAGGCTGATAGGATTTATAATGAATTATCAGGTAAAGTAAAAAAATATGGTAATGTTTTGTATGATATGAATAAAAATATGTCAGCAGGTACATTTTGGGAAAACATTAAAAATATGGTTGAATGGGGAGATGAAGTTTGTAAGATTGATAATGCAGGATATTGGATTTCTAGCGGTGCTGATTTGGTAAAGAAATTTGCAGAATATTGTGAGAGCAGGAATGTTCAGATTTCCCCGACCACTGTAGATGTTCAGCGTTCTTTGCAGTGTTTTGCTCCTTTTGCTTGGTTTGTGAAAGAGGCTTGTGCAGAACATAATATTGATTCAAGAATTGTTAATTGTGGTACAGTTGATGAATTGAGGGGTTTGAAAAATCAGAAAAAGAAAATTAAGTTAGATGATTTAATTTTTTAATGCTGATTCTATAATTTAAAAGAAAGATTTATTGCAGGTAGATTGAAATAATGCGTAGGGAAAAACTCAACACATTTAATGAAAGGGATTTATTGATTAGCCTGATAACCTCAGACAAGTTCTGTCGTGAGGTTGCTCCAATCCTTAATTCAAGCCTTGCTGAATGTGCAGATAAATCTGATATGATTGATTGTTATAAAAAAATTAACATTTGATGACATAAATAAGGTGGTGTTTTAATGACAGAAAATGAGTTTATGTTGCAGGATAGAATTGCGAAAATAAAGTCAATAAATCAGATGTATGATTTAGAAAATAATGCATATGTAGCATTTTCAGGTGGAAAAGATTCAACTGTGGTTCATCATCTTATAGATATGGCACTACCAAACAATCAGATTCCAAGAGTGTATTTTAATACAGGGATTGAATACAAAGCAGTATTTGATTATGTAAAGAAACTTGCGGAAAAAGACAAGAGAATCATTATTGTCAATTCTGGGGTAAATATAAAGGATATGCTTAATAAAGTGGGTTATCCTTTTAAGAGCAAAGAACACAGTTTGTATTTATCTACGTTCCAAAATAGCGGAACTACAAAAACGGTGAACAGGTATCTAAATAGAGGTGGCAGATTTGAATGTCCAGAAAAATTAAAATATCAGTTCACAAATGATTTCAAGATTAAAGTATCAAACAAGTGTTGTTTTGAACTTAAAAAGAAAATAGCGGAGAAGTGGAGCAAAGAAAACGGAAAGACAATTACTATTACAGGGATGCGACAAGGCGAAGGTGGACTAAGAGGAACGCTGAAAGGTTGTGCGGTTTTTGCAGATGATAAATGCAAAGAACTTAAAAAGTTTCACCCATTGTTTCCCTGTGATGAAAACTTTGTAAATGAGTTTATAAAGCGGAATAATATCGAGTTATGCGAACTGTATTATCCACCTTTTAATTTTGAAAGAACTGGTTGCAAGGGTTGTCCGTATAATCCAAAGTTGCAGGAACAATTGATGATTATGACCAATTTATTACCTGCTGAAAGGAAACAGTGTGAAATGATTTGGAAACCTGTTTATGATGAATATCGCAGAATTGGTTATAGATTAGAAAAAGAGGATGAATTCAAATTATTTAATATTTGAATCCTAGAATAAATTGAGGATAAAATGCGTAGGGAAAGATTGAATACGCTGAATGAGCGTGATTTACTTATTGGAATTATCGTTTCCGATAAGTTTTGCAGGGAAATTGTTCCCGTTCTTAATCCTAGATTATTGCAGGTTGAATATGCAAGAATTATTGCGGGTTGGGTAAAAGAATTTTATAACAATTTTAAGAAAGCACCTGAAAAAGATATTCTTAAATTATACCGTGCAAGGTGTGAAGAAATTTCTGATGAGGCTTTGCAGGATAATGTTTTAACCTTTATTCAAAGGCTTGATAAAGATTATGATTCAGTAAGTCAATTCAATGTTGATTTTGCCTTGCAGGAGGCAGTGAATTATCTTAAAAAATTACAGTTGCAGAATTTGAATGCAGATATTGATGCTTATTTAACAAGCGGTGATGTTAGTAAGGCTGAAAATCTCATAACGAAATTCAGGGGTGTGGAAAAAGAAAGCGGTAAGTCTGTAAGTGTGCTTGGTAATTCTGATGCACTTGTAAGTTCATTCACAAAAGAAGATGATTTATTGCTTGAATTCAAAGGTGCTTATGGTGCGGTTATTGGCAAGGTACATAGGGAAGATTTTATCGCTTTTCTTGCACCGATGAAGAGGGGCAAGTGCCTAAGTTATGGGACTAAAATTCTTATGGCTGATGGTTCAATTAAAGAAGTTCAGGATATTGTAAAGGGTGACAAATTAATGGGTGTTGATTCTACTGCTAGAAATGTATTATCAACAACTAGGGGTCATGCTGAAATGTTCCGTGTAACTTCTAACGTGAATCCATTGTGCAAGAATAAGAAACCTGATATTGATTTTACTTGTAATGGCGACCATATTCTTGTTTTGAAGAATGCTTGGGAGCGTGAAAAATCTGAAATTAAAGAGATTAGAAAAGATGGTCATAAAAACGGTGAATTTACAAAATACAATGAAAATAATTTGTTGAAACAAGAAGAAATTGAAATTTCAGTTTATGATTATTTGAAACTTTCAGATTATCAGAAAAAAAGATTAAAGTTGTTCAGGGTGAAGTGTGATTATGACGAGAAATTGCATAAAGTATCACCATATATGCTTGGTGCGTGGCTTGGTGATGGAACTTCATGCAGGGCTGATATAACGACTACTGATTTGGAAATTATTGAGCGTTGCAAGTCTGAATGTCTGAATACCCATGATGAAGTAAGTGTTTCTGAGGATAAAAGGAATGGGGTTAAAACAATCACTTTTAAGCGTGGTGAAAATGACCATTCCGTTATGCTTACAGAATTAAAGAATTTGGGTTTGCTTAATAACAAGCATATTCCCGATGATTATTTGATTGATTCTGAGGAAAACAGGCTGGATTTGCTTGCTGGAATTGTTGATACAGATGGATATGCGTCAAAAGACGGTAAATGTATAGAAATTCACTTGATGAATGAAAGATTGGCAAATGATGTCAAAACTCTATGTCAGCAATTAGGATTTAGAACAACTTTTAATGAAAAGTGTAAAAATTATAAGGGAATGTATGTTGAAACAAATGGGTGGAAAAAATCTTGGATTATCAAGATAACGGGTGAATTGTCAAAAATTCCTTGTTTGCTTGAAAGAAAAAAATTAAAGGATTCAAAGAAGTATTCTTCATTGAATAACACTTTTTCATTCAAAATTGAATCAGTTGGTGAAGATGATTATTACGGTTTTGTTCTTGATGGTGACCATAAATTTTTGCTTGCTGATACAACGGTATCTCATAATACTTGGGCATTGATTGATGCGGGTGTTACCGCAATGATGAATGGTCTGAAAGTTTTACATTGTTCACTTGAAATGTCTGAATCGCAAATGTTGAAAAGATATTGGACTTGTATGAGTGGGCAGGTGAATGAAGACAAAGAATTGGATTATCCATATTTTGAATCTGATGGTGATAAATGGACTGTTGAGCATAAGACGATTAGTAGAAAGGCAGTTGATATTTCAGAAATTCAGAAAAAGCAGAAACAATTAAAAAGAATGTTCAGGGGTGGTGACATAAGGGTTCTTGCCGTTCCTGCTTATTCTGAAAGTGTTGAAATGCTTGATATGGATATTGAAAATCTTGTGCAGAATGATGGTTATGTTCCTGATGTAATTATTGTTGATTATGCTGATATTATGATGCCTAGTGAAAAAGGTGATTATAGAAATCAGATTGACGGTATTTGGAAAAGGCTTAGGGGTATGGCACAAAAAAGAAAGTGTGTTGTATTCACTGCATCGCAATCAGGAAGAGCGAGCATCGGTAAGAATGTAGATGCAACGGACATAGCCGAGGATATTCGCAAACTTGCCCATGTTACAAGCATGGTCTCACTTAATCAGACTGAAATTGAAAAGAAAAATGGTATTTTAAGGCTGAAACAATTGGCGGTTCGTGAGGGTGAGCAGGAATTCAGGCAGGCAGTATGTACACAATGTTTTGGAATTGGTCGTATCATCACTGATAGCAGGTTTGATAATGAATGTGAAATTGAACTTGAAGAAGATGATGAAGATAAATACACTGGTGATAGGAGTAAGAAAAAATGACAGATTCAGAAAGAATGCAAATTAAAGGTGCGTTGTTGAAATGTGCTGAGGAAAACAAAAACAAGATTACACCAACTTGTTGCGTTGTTGTTTCAAGTGTATGTAAGAGTGCAGTTGAAAGAATTACTGAATTGGAAGATTTGCTTGAAAAAGTAAAGCAAGGGAAAATGAAATGGGTTGATTACAATGCAGGTGAAGATTGTTATGAAGATGAACATAAAGGGCATTGGGAGGAAATAAAATAAAATGAGTTTGATTGAAAAAGATGTTTATGTTGATGTGTGTGGTGTTCCTTTTCTTTATAAGGAAGTAGAAAGCAATTCAAGAACTGATGTTTCAATGGGCAGGAGTGATTCAAAAATGGCAGTTATAACGATAAATCAGGATATGCCAAAAGAAATGAAAGAATCAATTTTGATACATGAGTGGATTCATGCAGTTTTGGATTGTGGTGGATTGGGTGAATTATCAAATAATGAGCAGATGGTTTGTTTACTGCAAAATGAGTTATATCGTGCAGGGTTTAGGGTAAAAGCAATGGTGGTGAAAAAATAATGGAAATTAAAGGTAAAGTGCATTGTTTCTTTGAACAATCAGGAACATTCAAAAATGAATTCAAGAAATTGGGAATTGATGCAATGGATTATGATATTCAAAACAATTTTGGTGAAACTGATTTTGTTATGGATTTATTTTCAGAAATTGATAAAGCATATAGGGGGGGGGCAATCCGTATTTGATGAGATAAAAAGTGATGATTTGATTGTTGCTTTTTATCCTTGCATTTATTTTTGTGCTATGTCACAAACGGCATTTTATCTTACAAATGTAAATTATAGATGTTTAACTGTTAGGGAAAAAATTGAAAAGATTTTGGAAAGGTCTGATAACCGTAAAGAATATTTTGATAGGTTGGTGAAATTTGTTGCAGTATGCTTAGATAAAAATATCAGAATGGTTTTTGAGAATCCGTGGAGTGAACAAACTTTTCTTAAAGGTAATTTTTTGAAAGCACCTGATGTTGTTGATATGAATAGAATGGAGCGTGGTGATTATTTCAAGAAACCTACGGCTTATTGGTTTTGGAATTGTGAACCTACAAACGGATTTAGTTATCAGAAAGATAAAGAGCAAAAAATAATAATGAAATGTAAAATGGCAAGTAGAGCGGGCTTGTGTTCAGAAGAAAGGTCTATGATAAGTTCAGATTATGCAAGAAATTGGATTTGTGATTTTGTGCTAGGAAAGCAACAAGATTATTTTGATTCACCATTATTTGATTTGTGATATTAAAAAATAAGAGAAAGACGGGTAAAGGAGACAAGAAAAATTAAAAAAT